AGTACTGCATCAAACTGTGAAGCGCCACCAACTGGTGCCCAACCCCACTGAAATACACGACTTCCGTCTTCTGGGTATTGTAACGTATTTAAGCCCGATTGATAATAACTTGTATCAGGGCGCGGGTTACGCAACGCCTGAGGGTCATAAATTGGAAACATCCCTATCAGCAGTTGCGGGTGGTCTGGGTCCCAACAACTCTTACAGACAAGTATATTAGTTACTTTAGTCTTAATAGTTAATTTCTTCAGGTCTTTTAACTGAAACCTTTGAGAGCACCTATCGCAAAACGCATGACTCCACTTACCTGAAGAGTATTTAACTGACATATCCTACCTCATAGATATTACTTTTTTTGATGTTTTCTATAGCAGGGATTACTTGTAAGTTTGCGGGTATGTGCAGCCCAGAAACATTCTCACCTTGTAGAGGTATTATATGGTCTACATGCCAAGATATACCAATACATTTAGACCGTAAAGATGCCAACGTATATATCTCTTGTATCATCCATAAGTCAATAGAAGATAACCATTTAGGCGTTCTTTGTTTTTTAGCAGCTTCTCTTTTAGCAACTGCCGCATTAATAACCCCTTTATTGTTTATAGCATACTTACGTTTAGAAACTACTACTTTCTCCTTATTATCCCTTCTATACGCTGCTTGGTTTTCTCTATCTTTAGCTCGTACCTTGTCTATATTCTTCCATTTCCATTTAAGCGTTCTTTCAAGCGCTTTCTCTGGATATTTTGCATTATATCGAGCACGTTGTTCAGCTAGAGCTTCCGGGTTAGCCTCACGCCACTCTTTAACTCTCTCTCGCGCTTTATTTTTATTACGTTGAGCATACTCTTTTTGGTATGCTTTCCGCGCTTCAGGGTCTTTTATAGGCATATCTAAACGTGCATAATCCGTGGAACAAACCGATTACTCGCTTTCTCTCTGTCTTCTGAGAGTGCCAAGTCTAACTGTTGCTCATACTCCCCTTTAAGCATTTGAATACGCGTAGGGTCTACGCCAGCAAGCTTCATACTAAGATAAAAAGCTAATCCTGCTACCATCGCATTCAATAAACGGAACGGGATATCTTGTGTGTTTACTGCATTTCCAGCATCTTGCATCCTGCGTAGTCGCCAGTAGACAAAGTAATAATAAGGTGCTTCGGCTGTGCCTTGGTCTGGTGTAGGCCATATATTAATCTGTGGAGCTTTAGTAACTGTAGTTGCACCGTCAGGGTAAGTTGCTCCTGTGCGGCGGTTAATCCATACTTGAATTGGTCTACCCCGTGCATTCTTATTAGGAATTGTAGAGTAAGTCGATTCAGAGATACGAGAAATATTAATATCTACTTGGTTTTGCCCTGTGCCTGTACGTACTACATGGTCAAGTAAATCAACAGTGTCTATAGGTAGGTCATAAGCAATTTGACCCGGTATAAGCGAAATGGGTACAGCACACTGTTCAATTGTCCATAAATTAATACCTCTATTTGCAAACTCTACTAAGAGTAAGTTTAGAGAGCGTCTAGCTGTGCGCATATCATAACCGCTGCGAAGTTCTTGTCCGCAGCGCTCAAACGCCTCTTCTACGAGGTCACCTAAATCAAGGTTAAAGTTTGCTGTACCCGATGTTGTCATTTCTTTTTACCTTTTCGTCCAGGTACTTTTTTAGGGTTAATGCACCCCATTCCGCGAGAGAATCTCATAGGTATTTACCCTTTGTATGACCTTTAGTTGCACAACCATCACCGCGTTTAGAAGCCGATGTACGTGATGTACTACCGCCCGATGCAAACTTTCTAGCTGGTACTTTCTTAGCAGGTTTAGGTGGACGTTTAGTCATGCCGCCTTTTTTCATGCCCTCAACCGCTTCAATCTTACCTTGCGTGTTCATGTCTTCTGCTTTAGTAGAATCTGAATCTAACGGCGCACGAGAAGCATTCCAATCTCTAAACTCTTTTAACGCCGCTCTAGCACGGTCACCTTCAGTAGGACCTTTAGGTTTACTAGTACCTGACTTTAATGCAGGTTTGCTTACTGCAGGTGCTTTAGATTCAACTGCTTTAATTTCTACATCAGGTGCTGCTGGTTTTGCTTTAGGTTGCCCCATTAAGTCAGCAGCTCTATCTCGTGCACTTGTAGGAGTATAAGAGTCTTTATCAGAATAATCTTGTTTAAATGCACCTTTTTTAACAGCTTGCTCAGATGCGCTTTTAGATAAAGACGAATCGCCTAATTCAGAAGGGTATAAAGCCATACCCGCTCCGCTAAGAATACGAGATGCTGCACCTACTTTTGGTACATACTTAGCTATTCTTGATGCTGTACCTTCGTATACATTGCCAGATGCTCCGCCCGCTGAGGCTGCTCTAGGTAGTGAACCTGATAATTCACCTTCTACTGCTCTAGATGCTTTCGACATTACTTCAGATGCAGGGCGTTTGATAATATTATTACCCCCAGCAGTATCAGCTTTAACTGAACTGGGTTTAACTGGATATTTACCTCCTGAATCCGCTGTTTCTAAAGTACGGGTAATCTGTCTAGGTTTAGATTTAAGCTGTCTACTAGGCTCTTTATCTTCTGGTGCTGCAGCTGCTACTGAACTACCGCCGCCTCTGAAGCGTTTTACTTTTGCCATGACAATCCCCTAGACCATTTTACCTTTAGTGTGACCTTTAGTTGCTACACCGTCTGCACGAGTAACACCGCCTTTAGCATAGCAAGAGCCGCCCATAGCCATCATCTTACCTTTAGTGTGACCTTTAGTTACGCAACCATCACCGCGAGTAACACCGCCTTTCTTCATCTTTTTAGAATCTTCCATTTTCTCACCTTTAGCATATTGCTGTGGAGTGAGTTTGCCGGACTTAATAGCTTTGCCTTCTTTAAGCTCTTCGCTATAGGTTTCTTTACCTTTAAATAACTTTTTTAGATTAGCCACGTTGCCACCTTCTTTAAATTTTTTGCCTTTATCGGCTTGATTAAACTCTTTAGCTACACTTACTGGTATACCCGCTTTCTTTGCAAAGCTAGGATTGTGAGAGGCAGCTGCCATAAATTTTTTCTGTTTGAGTGATGTACTAGGCACATTTCCACCGTTTCAAAGACGCTGCTTTGCGTGTAGGCTTACCATTCTCATCTTTCATAGGACCAGGCATACCACTCATACGGGCACAGAAGGACTTACGTCTCCCTGCATCTTTTTTGGTTTTAGGGTTAGGTGCTGGTGCTTTTAAGTTAGAGCCAGTAGCCGCATTATATTTTGCACGACCTTTGGCTGTAAGACCTGCGCCCTTAGAGACGGGGAGCTTCTCCCCTCTACCTACTGCTAATACTGGAGCTTTCTTTGCCATTTTATTTACCTGAGAAATGTTCAAACGCCCAGCCAACTAAACCACCAAAAGCTGCACCTGCACCACCCATAACCATTAAAACGTGCCATCCGCCTTTAGCTTCTGAAAGAGTTTTGCTTATATCAGCAACGGAAGCTTTAAGTTCTTCCATATCTTTAACCAATTTGTCCATATCAGTTTGCAAGTGTTTAATCTCGTTTTCATGAACTGCAAGTTTAATTTGGTCGTCCATCATGGCTTACCCGTAAAAAATAGTCACGCCGGTTAAAGCCGCGCTAAGAGCCATATAAATCCCATCCTGAAATACAATACCTTCTTGAGGGATAGGTACATATAACGGGATTGGGTTTGTATTAGAAGGTAGGTCTATTTCACATAGAGTAGCTCCGGTAGCACTACCATCTTTAAAGGTAACTGTAGTCGCTGTACTAGCAGCTGGTACCACCACAAATCCTTTAAGCCGCACTCGACTTCCGTAAAAACTACCTGCCGTATTTCTATGCGCACTCTTGACATCATATTGCATACTCATAATTAATCTCCTATTTAAAAGGGGGGAGGTAAACTCCCCCGCAGACTAATTACGCAGTTTGCGATGTTGGATTGTAAGTACCGTCAGACAAGCGAACAGTGTACGTAACTTGAAGCGTCACAGACCCCGTAGTTAAAGTTGCTGCTTTAGTAGCTGTATA